ACCCGAAAGGAAGGGCAGAAAAAGTCTGGAGGTCTTAACGAGAAGGGAAGGAAATCTTACGAGAGAGAAAATCCTGGAAGCGACCTTAAGGCACCATCAAAGAAGGTTGGAAATCCCCGTAGGGCATCCTTTTGCGCTAGAATGAAGGGCATGAAAAAGAAACTAACTTCTAGCAAAACCGCTAAGGATCCCGATAGCAGAATCAACAAATCACTCCGTGCGTGGAATTGCTGACATACATGTGAAAATATTGTTAAGAATGCGAATTCTTACCTAGTGAACCTATAATTAGTAATGAGTTTTGATATGAAAATGCGTCTAAACGACACTGATATCACACGTCTCATCACTGCCTGTAAACTCTACCAAGAGAAGACAGGTAGCGAATTCATGTGGGAACAATATGATGACTTGATTAATAAGCTCAATGCTTATCAAGATAACTATTCAGCGGACAATGAAATTCCTATTCGCGTTTCTAGCAACACTATTTCTGGCAGCTCCCGCATGGGCGGTAGACGTGCAGATGGGTTCTAACGGGAACCTTGTATTTGATCCAGCAGAAGTTACTATTTCTGCTGGAGAATCGGTTCATTTTGTAAACAACATGCTACCACCTCACAATGTAGTGGTAGAAGATCATCCAGAGATTTCTCATGAAGCATTAGCAATGATGCCTGGTGAGGAGTTTGATGTGACCTTCTCTGAAGCAGGAGACTATACTTATTGGTGTGGTCCTCATAAAGGTGCAGGCATGATCGGTACTGTACATGTAGAATGATGAAAAAATTCAACACTGTTGTTTTAGACATCACTGTTGCAATACTTGACTTCCTCTACCAAGGAAGAGATTATCCACGTTTCTGGGTGCTTGAGGAGATTGCTCGGGCACCCTATTTTGCTTTTTTAAGCGTATTGCATTTCAGGGAGAGCATGGGACTACGTGGTCCTGAGCACATAGATCTAATGATTCAGCACTTTGAACAGTCAGTCAATGAAACAGCACATCTGGAATATATGGAAAGCAGGGGCGGTAATGCTTATTTTATTGATCGCTTTGTCGCCAAACACCTCGTCCTTATCTATTATTGGGTCAATGTGGTTTATTATTGGGTGGCTCCTAAGTCTGCATACCATTTGTCTTATGAAGTAGAAGTTCACGCAGCGACTACATATGCTAAACACTTAGCACTAAATGGACACGATGACAAGATCCTTGAGATCTTGAATGATGAACTAGAGCATAGTCGGGAATTACAAAAAGCAATGGAGATTATTAAATGAAGGTTGGAATGATTGGACTAGGACGGATGGGAGAAGGTATGTCCCGTCGTCTTATCGCAGCAGGACACGAAGTACACGGATACAGAAACAACTATGAAAAAGCTTGTAAGCAATTTGAAGAGGGTTATATCAGTGGATGTGCCACTTCTCTGGAAAGCCTTGTTCAAATAGTACATTCAAATAAAACCACTGGAGAGACCCCTGGTGTCTTCATGATGGTTGTACCAGCAGAAACCGTAGAGGACACACTAAATGAGCTACTACAATTTTGTGTGGAAGGCGATATTATTATTGATCATGGCAATTCCAATTTTAAAGACTCTAGACGCAGGGCAGAAAGGCTTGCTAAGTTGGGCATCCAATATCTTGACTGTGGTACTAGTGGTGGTGTTTATGGTCTGGAGCGTGGATATTGTCTTATGGTTGGTGGTGCAGATCATGCAGTATCCGTCTGCCGTCCAATCTTTGATGCACTCGCACCAGGCATTAAATCTGCCCCTCGCACAGGCAACGGAGACTTTGTTTGGTATCCTGAAGAATATGGATGGATGTTCTGCGGTCCTGCAGGAGCTGGTCACTTTGTAAAGATGGTCCACAACGGAGTTGAGTATGGAATCATGCAAGCATACGCAGAAGGATTTAATATCCTGCATGAAGCAAATGCTGGAGCAGCATACGTTGCCGCAGGTGATGCTGAAGTTGCTCCAATGGACAATCCAGAAGATTATTGCTATGACATTGACGTTGCTAAAGTCGCTGAGCTTTGGCGTCGTGGTAGTGTGGTTGGTTCTTGGTTACTTGATCTTACCGCTGTTGTACTACGCAGCGATAGAGAGCTTAGCAATTACGATGGGGGAGTATCAGACTCTGGTGAGGGTCGTTGGACTGTTCACAGTGCTGTGGATCTCGGTATTCCAGCCCCTGTTATTACTGCTGCTCTCTACGCAAGATTTGAAAGCAGAAGACTTGGACGCTTCGCGAACAAAGTCTTGAATGGTATGAGAGCAATGTTTGGAGGACACGATGTTAGGTAATGCACTCGCCTGGATTTCAATACCGTTTGTACTATCCACGATATATTTCGGGATACGAAAAGGTGAAAATAACTACTACGACTCAGACAAATACGATGGAAACGGAACCGCTCACTAAAGGAATAGTTATCTTTGGTGCAACGGGAGACCTTTGCAAAAAGAAGCTAATTCCTGCCTTATACAAACTCTGGAAAAAACATCTTCTCCCAGATAACTTTCTAATTACTGGTTGCTCTAGAAGAGACCCAGGTGCTGCAATTTGGAAAGAATCTCTTGGTGATTATCCTGATGAATTTTTACATCATCTAGATTACATTTCAGCGGATTTGGACAATGTTGACACTCTCAGTCACCTTCCTGATTACTTGCACGATAATACTTATTTCTTGTCGGTTCCTCCAGAAAGATACGCTAACGCTATTGTCAATCTTAAAGAGGCAGGTCTCCTCAATGACCCCGACCGCTCCCGTGTGGTTATTGAGAAACCCTTTGGGAACGATTATAAATCTGCTGATCATCTACAGTCTGTGGTGGAGCGACATTTACGCGAAAAACAAGTATATCGCATTGACCATTATCTTGGCAAAGATACTGTTAATAACATACTTGCTACTAGGTTTAGTAATATTCTGCTGGAACCACTTTGGAACCGCCATTATGTAGAAGAAGTACAAATCTTTGCATCGGAAACTATTGGATGCGAAGGTCGTAGTCAATACTACGAAACTGCTGGTGCAGTTAGAGATATGTTACAGAACCATATCTTACAGGTACTAGCACTTATAGCTATGGAACCACCTAGCAAAATGAATGCCAGGGAAGTCAGACGTGAGAAGACAAAAGTTCTAGCAGCAACTAGACTATCAAAGAACATTATTCTTGGACAGTACGATGGCTACCGTAATGAAGAGGGCGTTGATCCTCGCAGTGGTACTCCTACCTATTTCGCTGGTACTCTATTCGTCAATAACTGGCGTTGGGAAGGAGTTCCTTTTAATGTCATGACGGGTAAGAAACTCCCATATCAATGTGTAGAGGTGGTAATTAAACTAAAAGCACCACCACTTAAATTGTATGAAGGAGAACTCAACGATCGTATTGTTATTAGGTTACAGCCTAATCCTCATCTTGATATTCGGATGGACATTAAGTCCCCTGGCTTGGGGGACGATTTGGAACGTGCCACACTAACACATGCATATCCAGAGGACCGTGCTATTGATGGATATGAGAAACTCCTTCATGATGCTATCAATAATGATCAGTCGCACTTCGTACATGCTGATGAAGTGATGGAGAGTTGGAGGATTGTAGATGACCTTCTGTGTACTGGTGATTCTTGCCCAATTCGTACTGTCCCTTACATCTACACTGGCGGGTGGGGTCCGCACCACAAAGTAGATCGTATCACTGATTGGGATTATCCAGCATGAAAAAGGATGATGAGGAAAAGAAAAAACGAATAGAACAGATCAGTAAGCATCTTCATCCACATGATGATGAACCCGATCCTACTGCTCATATGGGAAACTACAACTTTCCTCAAATGCTTTTTGCTTTTTGTCTTGGTTTTTGTACCATGTTCGTATTGGCAGTAGATGAAATAAACGATTTTAAAGGTTGTCCACTACCTGAGTATTTCCAAAATGAATCACGTTCAGCTCCTGGTTAGATCTGTTATGCAAACCCCTTGGTGCCTTGGCGTCATGGGGTTTTTTCTTGTGTTCGTTCCTATCATAGGAATGCACCTTGTCCATAAATATGGATGGGAACATTGGGAACCGTTCACCAAGAAACATGTACAGGGAGAACCACCTACAGAAGAAGAGTGATGAATGTGCTTGCCTTTGGAGGGAGTGGGAATCTCTATGGCGAAAAAAGATCTAAGTGCGCCAGAGGCGAGAAAAGCATGGTGTAAGTGCTGTGATGAATTCGGAATAATGGTATCAGAGGAAGTGAGAACCAATCCTAGATATAAGAACATGAAAAATTATTGGAATGAATCTCCTCCTCCGCCCCCTAAATGATGTCAACGATGTGACTTGGAGCATCGTTATCTCACTCATCATTCTTTTGATGGGAGTTGGTTATGTCATCTATATCATACTTACATATGATGATTAAGTCATAGTATAAAAATCTTAACTATTCTTTACATTATTTTTTCCTACATAGCGTTATAATGCAATTGTAGCTGAGTGTAACACATATGCTTGGACTTTATCTCGTAGTCGCAATCGTTCTCCTTTGTATAGCATATGCTGGTGTAGAAGAAACGATGCGATTATTTTCATATCTAGATTTACAGTTGCGTTATGCATGGGTCAGGTTTAGGATGATGCTATTGCGTCGTAAGTTAAAACAACAACTTATCAAAGACCTACCCGAATACAACAAACTCATTAAGGAGATGTCTAAAGATGACCGAGGAGAATAGGGAACTGTCCGACCTCAAATTGGAGAGGAAGGAATGTCCTAAGTGCGGGGCAACTTGGATTAATGGTCAGCACATTTGGTCTGGTACAGGCAATATTGGAAATGAAGATGATCTTGCAGGACTAGTTTGCAACAATCTAGGAGATCACCAGTGCATCAATCCCAAGAAAGGATCTGATAAAGGAGATAGTTGGGATGCACGTCTTGCATACATGGAAGGTCGCTTTGATGAAAAGCGTGAAGACATGGAAAGACTTAGAGAAATGGGAAAAGGTTTAGATGATCTCTAAATACTAGTGGTGAACTAGTACTTTGTTGTGTCAACTAACGATGTATATTTGGGGAACCCGAATCTAAAGAAAGCGGGAACCCCAATACAATTTACAAAAGAGCAAATTGATGAATGGATCAAGTGTAAGAATGATCCCATTTATTTTGCAATGAATTATATTAAGATCATCTCGCTGGACGAAGGTTTGGTTCCCTTCAGCATGTATGATTTTCAGAAGGGTATCCTCAGAGACTTTCATGAAAATAGGTTCAACATTGCAAAACTTCCGAGACAAACTGGTAAGTCTACTACAGTCGTCGCTTACCTATTATATTATGCTATCTTTTACGATAGTGTTAATATTGGTATCCTTGCTAACAAGGCTTCTACCGCCAGGGAACTACTGGGCAGGTTACAGTTAGCATACGAGAACTTGCCCAAATGGATGCAACATGGTATCCTGGTATGGAACAAAGGTAATGTTGAACTTGAAAACGGATCAAAGATTCTGGCTGCTTCTACGTCTGCAAGTGCTGTCCGAGGTATGTCCTTTAATATCCTCTTTCTTGACGAGTTCGCGTTCGTCCCGA